CTGATTCGCACACTCAATGGGGGGAACCATAGGCGTGTGGGCTTATGGCTCCCCCTATGAGGTTACGAGTCAACTTCCAGGCTCCGCAGAGCCCTGAGATGGCTTTCGGCCATCCCGAGCTCTGCCATCGTAAACAACCGGGAAGAGTCGCCGCTCTTCCAGATTGCGACATACGACCCGAGATCGGGCCGCATAACGAAGATCGCGTTGCCTTTTGACGTGGCCCAGCCCCACAGCCGGGCCTTTCTGTCCACCACGCGCCGACCGGCGCGGGTGTAGAAGAACCCGCCCACGTTTGAAGGTAACGGGCGGGCCGCTGTTGCTGTCTTGTGTGCGGGATGTGCGTTCATCATGACGTATCTCCTATTCGTTGCGAGGTACCGAGCTGCACTGCCCAACGCATTGCTTACTCTGCACCTCTTACTCTTTACTCAACGAACAATATACCACAGCAATGAACGACACCCTTATGCACTGGCTTATGTTATACTACTGAACGCACTGCTATGTCCTTATCATCTGTCCCCTTCCTCTATGTCTCTACTCTCCCGCTACCTTACACCATGACCACACTACTACTGACTACTAACCGCACCACTATGTCCTTATCCTTTATCATCGGTCCCTTCCTCTATGTCTCTACTCTCCCGCACCACGACCCCCTACCCCCACAATGATGTCTTTTCTCTCTGCTCATTCCCTCTGCTCCCCGTCGAAATAGCCCTATTTTTCGCGAATTTTTCCCGCCTCCTCGTTCCTCCCTCCCGCCTTCTCGCTCCTCCCTCCCGGCCCCTACCTCCTCGTTCCTCGTTCCTCGTTCCTCGTTCCCACCCCGTCCCTTACACCCCCCACCCCCGGTTTATAGATTTAGGAGTCCCTAAAGGCGTGTGGAGTCCCATTTTCATATTGGGTTGGGGAATTTTCGCAGTATTTTCGCCATTGCTGGGGTTTTATGGAGTATTGACGACAAGGCTTGTGTTACCTTATGGTGACGTTATGGCAACGAAAAAAGGAAAGAAATCATCACCGAAGGGTAAAGGGAAGGCAGGGTTTTACAGTGAGGTAATAGAGGGTAAACCGCCTGTTGATACTGACGTTGACCGGTTGGATGCGACCGAGTTGCATGACGAGTCTCTGGGTCGTGATTCGACGAATTGGAAGAAGCGTCAGAAGTTGAACCAGTATCAGGTTGATGTGGCTGAGCGGTCGTATATCGTGGGGGTGGTTGAGGCGGCTCGTGTGGCCAGTCTGACACGTCGATGTGTGATGAGTTATCGTGCACGGTACCGGAACGGGTGGATTCAGGCTGGTGTGCGAACGAACCAGTTGGGGTGTGACCGGACGGTTGGCGGGAAGACTATTCACGAGCGTCGATGGGAGATGAACGAGGAGATCAAGGCGTTATTGGAGTACAATATCGCTACGATGGAGGAGCGGTATTTTTTGAAGCCGATAGACATGAGTGCGTCTATCGAGAATTATTTCAAGGATTGTGACAAGCGGAAGGTGCCTTATACGTTGGCCGGGATGATTCATTGGTTGGGGTTTTGCAAGAAGTCGAGTATCAAGCCGTATTTGTTGCAGGAGGGGTTTTATATTGTGCTGAGCCGGGCGATGTTGCGGATTGAGCAGCAGCGTAACGAGCAGTTGATTCAGGACAAGGGTCCGAAGACGGGTCATATATTTGATTTGAAGAACAATTTTGGTTGGATTGACGAGATGCGGACGCAGGCGAAGGTGGAGGCCGGGGATAAGAAAGAGAAGGAGAATGAGGGTGGCCGGTCGGTAAAGGATGTTCAGTTGGAGGCCTTACCTCCGAAGCCGAAGAGCATGAGTGAGTGGGAGGAGTGGTATAAGGTGACGATGAAGAAGTCAGAGGAGGCTCCGATAGATGTCGAGCCAAACAGGGGATAACCGGTCGGAGCAGCAGGACCAGCCGGTCATGCCGGTGTGGTTGCCTCAGCCTGGCCCCCAGGTTTTGGCGTGTATGTGTCCGGCAGATATTATTTTTTTTGGTGGAAGTCGCGGCGGTGGGAAGATGCTGTCGAATGACAGTAAAATCCTCACATTAAAGGGCTGGAAACGTCACGATACGGTTGAATACGGTGAGCGGATTGTTGATCCTACTACTGGAGGAAAACAGTATATTTTGGGTATTTATCCTCAGGGGGAGTTGGATCTTTACCGTGTAACGCTGGCCGATGGTGGAAGTGTCTTGGCGGGCCTGGAGCATCTTTGGGCTTATGGGCTGAAAGATGAAGATTTCAAGGTGGCTACGACTTTGGAGCTGCTGGGGGACTTAAAAGCGGGTCGTTGCCCGCGAATACCGCATTATTATGAACCTCGTTTAGGTTCTCGTCCTTTGCTTGGTCTTGGCATTCCTCTCCGGCTTGGGTCTACAGAAGGCCGGATTGACAAATGGGGCTGTGAATATTGCAAGATGCGGGAAATTTCTTCCGTTGAATATTCCCATAGGGCTCTAGCCACCTGTATCAAGGTCTCTTCTCCTCACGGTTTATATGTCACTGACGACTACATCGTGACGCATAATTCGGACTGCGCGATTGGCCGGCAGATAAACGGTGCTTTGAAGTGGGGGTATGCCTGGAACGGGTTGTTCCTTCGGAAGAACTACAAGCATTTTGCAGAGTTGAGGCGCAGGATCAAGGAGTTGATCAGGGCGGGGTTGCCTGCAGAATTGAAGGGGGGTGATGGGCAGACAAACCGGTTGGTGTTTGAGAATGGTGCGTTGGTGTTGTTGACGGCCATCGAGCATGAGAAGCAGTTGGAGTTTTTTCAGGGGCAGCAGATACCGGAGATCAGTATTGAGGAGGCGTGTCAGTTTTCGTTTATCAATTCGATGATCGAGAAGCTGAAGGGGTGTATGCGGTCTCCGCACGGTGTGCCGTGCAAGATGTTTTTGACGGGGAACCCCGGCGGTCCTGGGCATAACCAGATCAAGGCGCGGTTTATCTCTCCGGCTCCTGGGGGTGGCGTCCCGCTCAAGGGTGAGGATGGGGATATTTCGATTTTCATTCCATCGAGCGTTGAAGATAATAAGATTTTGCAGACAAACGACCCTCGGTATGTATCGAGGTTGCGGTCAATCAAGGACCCGAAGTTGCGCCGGGCCTGGTTGTTTGGTGACTGGGATGTGGTAGCCGGTGGATTTTTTGATGATGTGTGGGATCACATGACGCATGTGATTCCTAAGTTCCGGGTGCCTGACCACTGGCCTCGGGTCATGGGGATTGATTGGGGAACGGCATATCCGTTTGCGGTCGGGTGGTATGCCGTGGCTTCCGGCGAGTATGTTCCGGAGTTGCAGCGGACGCTTCCGAAGGGTGCGCTGGTGCTGTATGACGAGTGGTACGGGTGTGTGAAAGATCAGCCGAACGTGGGGATCCGGCTGAACTCCGAGCAGGTGGCCAGGGGGATTATTGCCAGGGAGGAAAAGCGCGGCGAGGGGCATCTGTTTTTTGATCGGGTAGCGGACCCGAAGATGTTTGCACAGGATGATGGGCCGTCGATTGCAGAGAACATGGCCGAGGCCGGTGTGGTTTTGCGTAAAGCCGACAACAAGCGGATTCCTGGGTGGGACAAGATGCGCTGGTATATGTCCATGCACGAGATCCCGCCGGACACGAGAGAAGGAGAGCCTGCCCCGGAGAAGCCCGAGGGCGGCTGGCCGCGCAAGCCGATGTTTTATGTGTCTGATCGCTGTGTCCATTTTATCCGCACCGTGCCGATTCTTGAGCGCGACGAGAAGGAGTGGGACGACGTTTCCGACGACCAGGAAGATCATCATGCGGATTCCTGCAGGTATGTAATGATGAGTCGGCAGAGTCCCGGCAAGCGGGCCGACGAGCCGAAAGAACATATCAAGACTGCCTGTGAAAGAGATTTTGAAGAGATCGAGGCCGACTATATAGAACCGGAAGAAGACGGGGCATGGGGGGATATCGCTCCTGTGTTTTGACTTGTCGAAACTGTCACCATAAGGTTACACTGTTACAACTTGTTGGAGGGGTACATGCACATTGATTTTGGAAACATCCTGACATTGCTGGCCTTGTTCCCGTTGTTTGCGGGGATCTTGCTGCTCGCGGTGTGGATTGGGGCACGGATCGTTCTGACCGCCAAAGGATTTGAGGGGTCGGTCATGGGAACGGGCCTCGTTCGCGGTGGGGGTGCCGGGCAGGTCCAGGGAGAAGACGAGTATATGCAGCCGATGGCCGAGGAGGACAGCCCGGAACTCAAGGACATTGACCGGGTGATGCGTCAGCGGGAGCAGACGACAAGCAAGTTTCTGAATCAGCTCAAGGAGGATCTGCTGTGAGCACTCTTGGAGAAACGATGACGGACTGCATCATGGAGATGGACGCCGAGCTTCGTGAGCATGTCAAAAAA